CCCCAAGCCCATTGGGAACCCCAAGCCCATTGGGAACCCCAAGCCCATTGGGAACCCCAAGCCCATTGGGAACCCCAAGCCCATTGGGAACCCCAAGCCCATTGGGAACCCCAAGCCCAGCACCCGTGGCGCCTCCGGGTAGTGTGACATGTGCCACACCAAATCCTTCAAACATTCCAAATGGAACTTACAAAGCCAAGTGCTGTAATTGCGGAATGGGAATTGATCCTGGAGTTGGATATGACCCGACCGCTCTGACTTGCGATTGTCAAACTCCATTTAACACGGTATCACACACGACAAAGGGTATCGCATTCTGTGGAGGCCGAGACATCTATGTTGACCAAAATGGCCGTCTCAATTGTTAATTAAAAAAACCACGAGTATTTTAGAAAATGAGCTCCGTGAAACTCCTCGATAGTATGGGGAATGACGCGGCAATTGCTCAGGCTGCACGTGTCAGTTACGCTCAGGGAACCAAGAGCGTGTCGGACGACCGTGGTCTCATCCGTTATCTCATGCGGCATCGTCACACGACGCCATTTGAGATGGTAGAATTTAAGTTTTATATTAAGTGTCCTATCTTTGTAGCGCGCCAGTGGCTGCGTCACCGTACCGCATCTGTTAATGAGGTCTCGGCCCGTTACTCAATTTTGCCAGATGAATTCTATCTTCCAGAGAACCTCCGGTTCCAGTCGACGTCAAATAAACAAGGTGGCGAGAAGCCTTTCCCAGATGGGTCCGATCATCTGCTCCTTTTGAAGCAGAAGGCCTCATGCGACATGGCTTTTCATACCTATGATGAGCTCCTGTCGAAGAATTGTTCGCGCGAGCTTGCCCGTGCGCATCTTCCATTGAACACTTACACGGAATTCTTCTGGAAAATTAACCTGCATAACCTTCTTCATTTTCTTGAGCTGCGTATGGACAGCCACGCCCAGAAGGAGATCCGGGACCTGGCCGTACAGGTCTACGAGCTTATTAAACCGATCGTCCCCGTCGCATGTGAGGCATTCGAGGACTACCGCCAAGGTTCAGTGACGTTTTCAAAGGTTGAGATTGCCCTGCTCAAAGACATCATCAAGGATCCAATGAGTGCCAAGTACAGGGCCCTCACGGGAAAGGGTGAAAATGCAGAGTTCCAGGAGAAATTAAAAATTCTAGATCTAATATAGATATGCCAGCATTAGGAGAAGCGGGTCGTTCAGTACGCCGCCTATTCCGGGCCGCCGCTGATCCAGAGCTGGTATCTATTGCTAGACCCTTAGCAAGAGATGCAGCCGCTACAAGAAATCTTACACCCGCTTTAAGAAATTCTTTGAAAAATCCGGCCGAGGCCGAAAAACTTGCCCAGAATGCAGAACAGGGTGCCGCTGATGCGAAGGCTCTCAAAGATAAAGAACCAGCAGGAACTGAAGCGGGTACAGCTGCAGAGAGAGCAGCAAAGGCCGAGAGGTGGGGACTTTCAGGACCCAACGGAAAGTATTACCAAGCCGGATTAGTTGGAATTCCCATAGTAACAGTTCTTGCAATTGCGGGAGCTAGATATGACCAGACTAACGGCAAAACTGCAAATATAACAAACATAGAACGTGTCGATAGTTCAAGAATAAAAGTATCTTTCGACAAACCTACTGAAATGTTTTCACCAGCACGTGGAGATACTGTAGAATTTCATAGCACTCCATGTACCCCTGATATAAATTCCGGAAGCAAATCTGTAGTATCGGTTGGTGATACTGATAATAGTATTATTGTTTCTGTTGGTATTCAACAAGCCGGTAAGGCACCATGGGGAAGTTTCACGTGTCATACCAGTTTTGGAAATCAAGTTGCCGGGACTTTCACGTCAGCACTTCGATGGGCAGGAAGTATAGCAGGCGATGTTCTCAATGTAGGAGAAAATGTTCTATGTGGAGCAGTTCCACAGTTATGTGAGATTTTGCCAGGGCTTGCTAATATAGGTCAAATCTTGATGTGGGTATGTATAGGAGTATGTGCTCTTATTATAATCGGTTTAATAATTGGCATCATTTATAAACTGAAAAAATAAAATGATCCGCTACTTATAGATGGAAAATAATTCCAATGGAAATGGAAATGGAAATGGAAATGACGACGGAGGTGGAGCTGGTCTAGCAATTATAATATTTTTATTGATTTCCATGATAGTTGGGGTTATTGTGTTAGTCGTCTGGAAAGTTGCCCAAAGTACAGGTGACGCCGGCTCTGGGTCTCCAGGGTCTCCAGGATCCGCAAGAGCACCAGGGCCGTGGGTAACAGTCCCATTAGGTACACCTGCTCCTAATATAACTAAAATTCTAGAAGACATTGGAAAAACATTAGGGGTGGTTGCAGGTGAACTCGCAATCGCAAGTCTTGTTAAACGTGATGGTTACTTAAGAGGTTTGTTAAAGAAAGCATTACCAGAAATAAATTGGTCTACTCAGTTTAGGGCACGTGTAAATAGTGCAAAAGAAGCACTTTTACCAACCAAAAATTTTGCAGCATACGTTAGAAAAAATATTGCACGTATACCACTTAAAGTGTTGTCTAGAGCAGGTATGCGAATGACCGCCACAAAGGGTGCATCAGGAGCGTCCGCACAGATATTGGCTGCGGATGCGGCGGCGGCGCGCGCGGAAACAGCGGCGGCACGTTCGGCGGCGGGTGCAAGTGCTCGAGCTGCACGCTCGGTGGCGATTGCGGAAGCGGGTGCAGCTCGCGTTGCTGCAGGTGCCGGCTTGGGTCCTTTTGAGGCAGCAGATATAGCATTTACTGCAGCTAGTATGGCACTTGATTATAAAAACGTAGGAAATCTCGCTGATCTGAACACAACAGATGATTATAAAACTTGGCGTAGATTATATGATCAACAAACCGAAGACACATTTACAGCAAATAATCAGCCACCGTTTCAATTTGCAGGTCCACTTTCAACTTTGAGTTCTGATGCGTTTGATTTAGCAGTTCAAACTGAAATTTTTACTATTATATCAGAACCTACAGATGCAGAAGCGTCTATAGTATCTAAAATACTAATTGCTATGAGAACTCGGTGGGCCGCTCAAGGTAATAAAACTATGACTGTAGAAGATATCGAGTTTTCTCTCGGAGATACCACACTCCTTCCCAATTCTGAATATGAACAACTTGCAAACTTGGCGATTGACCGTGCGTGTACAAAGGCTGGTGGTGTATTATTAGACCCTGGCAAAACAGGATACTCAAAGGTATGCTCTTATAAGACTGCATTTGAATGTTCAGCTGGAAGTGGACCTTATCCTCCCCCGGAAGATGGCCAGGATCATTTATATTTTGAATGGCGTACATTAGATTATTTCAACAGTAAAGGATTTACCACTTCGGGATGGGGAACACAAGGTGGAGCGTGCTTACACGCCTCATCAGGATTTAGAGATATGTGTGTAGAGGAGCAACAGACAGATTTCGGTACAGGTCATGACGAATATGACATAAGAGACAGTAATTGTTATAATAGTTATACTGTATGTGCTACTGTGAAACGTGTTCAGTACGATGCCGGACGCAGAACATGTTATGTAGAACCTGGACAAGAATTTGCCGAACTTGTTTTCGGTACAACAGTTGTCAGAGGTTTAAGTGGAGCTTTCGCGCCAGATGGACCTATTAACACTGCATTGAATAACGCATGTACTATTATGTAAAGAAATATACACTATAATTAGGAATGGAAATTCGATGCCGGATCCACCGCCCATTCTATGATCGGGATGGACGCAAGTATTTTGATTTGGAAATTGATGGCCGTATAGTCCAAGTCAAAATACCTTTTAGGTACAATCGGGTAATGTGTAGAATGTCTGGTCTGAGGACAGTTCATGAACTCAAAAAGGATGAAATTATAGATGCGCTTTTAGAAAGAAAAATATGGGACGGTCAAGTTTACTGGATAGTTCATGGAGTTAGAGAGGTACCACCAGAGGTACTTAATGACAGAATTATCTAGAGCAGGATACAAAATTAAGATTCCGGCGGAGGGTCTGTCTGATTTAAAAAAAGAGCTCACTGTCAGAGGAATAGAGAATGCTCTGGGGTTCAGGCCTCCCAGTTTCAAAGTCTATCGGTCAGAAACCAAGGGGGAGATCATTGTTCCCAGGTATTTTGGCAGCGAGCGGTTCGGGCCGGCCGCCGCCGACACCCGAACTGGCCCTGCTCCTGCTCACCGGATTAGTTTTACAGGAACTCTACGATCGGAAACAAAACAAACAGAAGCCTTTGCTGCAGGTACCAAAGCATTCAATGAGTGCGGAGGTGGCGTCCTCTCGCTCCCGCCGGGATTTGGAAAAACATGTATGGCCTTGGCTTTTTCGGCACAACTAAAAGTCCGAACAATCATCGTCGTCCACAAAGAGTTCCTGGCCAACCAGTGGAGGGACCGCATTAAGGAGTTCTGCCCTGGAGCCACAATTGGCCGGATCCAACAAGATGTGTGGGACACCGACAAAGACTTTGTCATCGCTATGATCCAGACCCTGTGTTCACGCGACTTACCTTCTGAAAATTTCGACCAATTTGGTTTCGTAATTGTGGATGAAGCTCATCATATAGGTGCGGCTGCATTTTCACAATCCATGTTCAAGTTCTGCCCCAAGTGGTCACTCGGCCTTACCGCCACACCTGAACGCAAGGATGGCCTGACGCGCCTTTTGTACTGGTTTATGGGTCCGGAATTTTATAGGGTAAATCGTGAAAATCAGAAAACCACAAGGGTCGAGACCATCATGTATGATGATCCGGCTTTTAAGGAGGGTCCACCCCTGACGCGTTTTGGAAAAATTAACATGGCCGGAATGACCACTCAAATTACCGAATTAAATTCAAGAAATATTTTGATACTCGATATCATCAAGAATTGTATAGGTGACAAGAGACGAATTCTGGTTCTCAGTGACCGACGTGAACACTGTGAGTGGATACATTCCCAATTTAAAAATGAAATTGCGGGACTATATTACGGAGGACTTTCAGAAAAGGAACTTGAGGAGACGTCCAAAAAAACTGTGATTGTTGCTACATTTTCCATGGCCCAAGAAGGTCTTGACATCCCTGTACTGGATACAGTGATCCTGACGACACCTCATTCAGATATCACACAGGCTATAGGTCGCATTATGCGAGAAACGAAGGGCAAAGTGAATAGTCCACTTATTTTCGACATTGCCGATCGTTGGTCAGTATGTTTTTCAATGTACCGTAAACGTCTCAAGATTTATAAAAGTCTCGGATTTGAAATAAGCTCAGACGTACCTGATGAACCTGCTGCCGTACCTGTACTGGCCGAATGCGCATTTCTCTAGGAGCGCATGCTATCCATAAGAGCAATCACAAACACGCCTGCAACAAAAAACATAACAAGATAATTGCATTCTGTACCCTCTGGAACGGGTATAACTGCATTCTTCGGTAATTCCACCTTCCGTGGTGGTATTACCGGTGGATTTTCTTCAAACGGTGCATAGGCCACCGTCATATTTATTTATATCAGAGAAATTAGATTGTCACCTCCTTGCCCTTGGGCTTGCGACCACGCTTCTTCTTCTCTGGACCGATTGGAACTTCACGGGTGTCAGAGGTGGCGTCGATACTGACAATGTCAGAGACGCTCTCATCATCCCGGACTACTGGTCGTGTATTTGCTGGTGGTGGAGGACCCATCATACTCATCAGAGACCCAAAGTCTACACCTGGACCACGCATCTCACGCTTCAGGCCTGGTGCTGGTGGTTCGCCAGCTGATGGCATCTTATACATATTCTGCATCGCATCATTCATACTCTGCATGAATGCGGGGTTCTGCTGCATCTTTGGCAGCACAGATTTCACCATTGAATTGGACAGATGGAACATCATTGCAGACCCGCCGACCATGAAAAGAAGCTTAATCTCTGGTGCCATAGCCACCTTAGTCTTGTACTTGTTATACAGCTCCTCGAACACACCGTCATAGTCGTCGATATTCTCCATGGTGTTCTGAGACCAGCCGTTCAGCTCGATATCGAACGGATCGAACTTCTCGTTCAGGAACTCAAGCCCCGTGACGGCGGCAATCAGCATACGCCGCTGGAACTTGATCGACCGTTCGACTTCGATACCATACGTGATGCGCTTGTACTCTGTACGGATCTCATCAATGTCTGAATAGATCGTCAACTTGGCGTTGGACTTGAAACCCTTCTGTACCAGGCGGGTGATCTTATTGAGCAGGTCAGCCTTCTCATCCTCAATTGTCTTATACCCCTCCGAGGGCTGAGCAGGCGCCTGTGGCTCATAGCCCCCCTGCTCGCCATCTTCCACATCTTCCTCACTGTCTTCCGCCCCATCATATTCCTCAGGTGGGGGCATAGCCGGTGCCGTCCGCTTTCCTGGGTTTACAAACATCTCCAGACCCTCATCAATTGCTGGAGGCATTGAAGACTGTGGACGCTGACGAGCAAAAGGCGACGGGCGTGCAGGACGAGCCTTGGGAGCCTCGCGTTTCACAGGGACCTCAATGTTAATTTCGTCGAAAATCTTAGCCTCAGCATCATCAAGATTTACAGTCTGGTTTCCATCACTTATACTGATCATCTCTGAAAGCTTTAAAGAAAGGAAGTTTTACGCTTTAACGCAACATTCAGGGTAAAAAAATATTGCATAGTTTCAAATGAAGTTTGGGAAAATTGCTGTCAATGCACTGATCATCGGTCTGCTGCTCTACATTCTGTGGATCCTGAGCACCAAGAGCCAGTACGAGCCCGCCCCACTTGTGACTAACCCTACAGTGACGTCAGGACCAAAAAGCCTGGACGCCATCCCATCTAGCCTGGACTGCACCCCAGGCCCAAGTGAGAAGGCATCTTACTATACTCGCGGCCTGACACCAGGTGGCCTGTGTGGTGACCAGGACTATGTCCGGGACCAGCTTCGCGAGTACGCCATCTCCGACGGCATCGGCGGGTCTCTGCTTGAAAAGTAATTTCTTAGTAGAAAATAGAAATGACAGACTGTGAAAACAGGGAAGTATACACGATAAATGTGGATTCGATTGGTTTCACGGTCCAGAACGACTTTACGACGTTTTTAAATATCCCCATCAGAAATGTAGTTTCAGCCGAACTCCTTTCGGCCAATATTCCATGGACCACTGCAAACGGCCCACCGAGCAGCAACGTAATTTATGTATGGGTCGAGCAATTAGTTAACAAATTCAACGACCGGACCCTTCCAGGCCTGGCGGAAAATCAAGGAACCCTGGCACCATCTGCCACACCGACTATTAGTGCCCCTGTTTCAACTTCTGCAATTCAGGTTTCAAATACAGCAGTCTTACAAGGAAGCTTTATTCGTGTCAATGTCGAACAGACACCAGGTAATACCCGTACGATGTATGAAACTGCTGGTAATTTCAGTTCTAAAGTAACTTTTATCGACCCAATTAGACAGGTTGATAAATTACACATCCGCCTCCTGGATGAACGCGGAACCCCCCTCAATATCACGGCGTCCAGCTTCTTCACGTTCCGTTTCGAATGCTCTAAAAATAACATATGCCTGTATTAGATGAACCACGTAATCTATGTGGATTCTGAAAACAGAAATAAAACCCTCTTTCCGTTGGCCAACTCTTATGTAGTTTACCTGACCAACCCGATCCGTAACGTCACACGGGTCGAGCTGATTTCGGCCATGTTACCCGATATTGCAACTTCACAGTATATTGCACTAGATATTACTGAACTCCGTACTCCCTATAACCAGAGCGCAACTGACAGGGCATCAAACTGTTCTACTGTTAATGGTGCATTTGCTATTGTTCCTATAAAAGTGAGTTCGACCACAGATTTTTATAGTCAGAATTATTCAATTTCAGTCCAGTACCCGTCTAAGATTGAAAGTATCGATAAACTTACCGTAAATTGGTATAGCCCCGATGGAGCCTCTCTACCCGATGTAGACACTAATAAATTCATTCTCCGATTCCATACAGAAATTGCTCCAGTGGAACCAGAACGCCCAGAGAGCCTGCCACCCCCAGTCCCATGGGACGAGGGTCTAGATCACCAGAAGGTTTTCTTTATTTTAGCAGGAATATTGATTATAGGCATTATTGCAATTTCGCTTATTAGAAAGAAATCTTAGTAAAAAACAGATATGTGCGACTCCATCGCCAATGGATGTTGCGGAGATGGTGGGGGGTCTGTCGTGAATATCAGCCAGACCATACCCCCTCTAATTTATATTTCAAATGGAAATACTATCAACACGTTTTCGTCAATTAGCGCATCAAATATATACGCAGACAACCTTACCGGAAACATTCTCACGCCTGTCCAACCCTACATAACTGTACTAGGTAACTTGATTTATCTAAATGTCCTGACATATGCAAATGCGTCAAACTTTTACGGTACAGTGAGCACGCCTGATCAACCCCTTATCACAAATGTAGGGACCCTTGCTAATTTGACCGTGTCCGGTACAACAACCTCGGGGCTTTTCGTTGGCGACGGCGGCGGAATTTCGAATATCGCCTTCGCAAATGTGGTTGGCCTTGTGTCAGGGAACGTCCTTAGCAACTTGAACGCTTCAAACATAGCATTTGGGATCCTACCAGACACGACCCAAGCTACAAATTTAACAGTGGCTAATACTCTCACTACAACTAATATAATTTCTGCAGGATTTTCTTCAAACGCATCAAATATTGTTTTCAATTTCGACAAGTTGACAATTCCGTATATCAATGTCACTGAAGTACTGAATGCATTCAGGATCATAGGAGCAGGCAACGCTCTCAGCAACCTAAACGCTTCTAACCTTTCATTTGGTGCAATAAATTCAGCTCTTGTTCAGGGTAATACCTTGAGTAACATAAACTCGGCCAATATAACTGGTTTCACACAAGTTCTTGGAAACACGTTGAGTAACATAAACGCTTCAAACTTGGTAACAGGTGTGGTCGATGCGACCCTTATACAAGGCAATACATTAAGTAACATCAATTCTGCAAACATCACGGGGTTTACCCAAGTCTTAGGAAACACCCTAAGTAACATCAATGCTTCTAACTTAGTGACGGGTGTCATAGATTCTACTCTCATCCAAGGTAATACAATTTCAAATATTTCATTTTCAAATGTAGTTGGCCTCGTGACAGGGAACGTCCTCAGTAATTTGAATGCCTCCAATTTAGCATTTGGAATTATAGATTCCACCCTCATTCAGGGAAACACAATATCAAACATCGCTTTTGCTAACGTAGCCGGTCTTGTCACCGGTAATGTCCTCAGCAATCTGAATGCTTCGAATGTTGCGTTTGGGGCCCTAGCAGCCGCACGCCTTCAGGCAACCCAGACAAACATCACAACAGTGGGTACACTTACATCTCTTGCGGTGACGAATGGGTCACAGGCCGGATGGTTTGTAGGGTCTGGAAATACCCTAAGCAACCTGAACGCTGCAAATGTAGCCATAGGTGCCTTTAGTGCTTCACAGCTTCAAGCGGCTCAGACTAATATCACGTCTGTAGGTACCCTTACATCTCTTGATGTAACCTACGGGGTGTCTGCTGCAAGTTTTACCGGTGATGGAAGTTCTATTACGAATATGAATGCTACCAATTTAACAACCGGAATTGTGGATTCTGATCTCATCCAAGGTAACACAATATCAAACATTGCTTTTGCTAATGTAGTCGGTCTAGTCACGGCGAACTTGCTCAGTAATCTGAACGCGTCAAATATTGCCCTAGGAAACCTGGTGGGCACACGCATTTTCGGAAATACTCTGAGTAATCTGAATGCATCAAATATTGCCCTAGGAAACCTGGTGGGCACCCGCATCTTCGGAAATACCCTGAGTAATCTGAATGCCTCAAATATTACATTGGGAAACCTGGTGGGCACCCGCATCTTCGGAAATACCCTAAGCAACATCAACTTTGCAAATATAGTAGGCTATACAGAAGTCCTAGGAAACACCCTAAGCAACATCAATGCTTCTAACTTAGTAACAGGTATCATAGATTCCACCCTTATTCAAGGTAACACGATTTCAAACCTTTCTTTTGCTAACGTGGTTGGAATTGCGTCTGGAAACACTCTCAGTAATCTGAATGCTTCTAATTTGGCTTTCGGAAATCTATTGGGTACTTGGGTACTTGGCAACACCCTTAGTAACATCAACTCTGCAAATATCATCGGGTACACGGAAGTCCTAGGAAACACTCTGAGTAACATAAACGCGTCAAACCTAGTGACTGGTATCATAGATTCCACCCTTATTCAAGGTAACACAATCTCAAACATCTCCTTTGCTAATGTTGTCGGCCTTGTCACCGGTAACGTCCTCAGTAACCTGAATGCCTCAAACTTGGCTTTTGGAAATATTTTAGGTACCCGCGTTTTCGGAAATACCTTGAGCAACCTGAATGCCTCAAATATTGCCCTAGGAAACCTGGTGGGCACACGCATCTTCGGAAATACCTTGAGTAATCTAAATGCCTCAAATATTACATTGGGAAATATTGTGGGCACCCGCATCTTCGGAAATACCCTAAGTAATATCAACGCTGCAAATATCATCGGGTACACGGAAGTTTCAGGAAACACCCTAAGTAATATTAATGCATCAAATATTGCATTTGGTGCAATTGACACGACCTATATACAGACTAATCAGACAAATATAACATCAGTGGGAGTTCTGACAGATCTAACTGTTGCTACGAAAGTGACTGCCGATTGGTTTATTGGTGACGGTAACACATTGAGTAATATCAATGCATCGAATATTGCGTTTGGAGACCTCCTAGGATCTTGGATAGACGCGAATACTTTGAGCAATCTAAATGCTTCTAATATTGCGTTTGGAAATCTGGCGGGCACACGCGTGTTCGCTAATACCCTGAGTAACATTAACGCGTCAAATATCGTACTGGGAAATCTGGTCGGTACCCGTATATTTGGAAATACATTGAGTAACATTAACGCGTCAAATATCGTACTGGGAAATCTGGTCGGTACCCGTATATTTGGAAATACCTTGAGTAACCTGGATGCCTCGAATATCGCAATAGGTGCTCTTGCGGCTACATATCTGCAAACTAATCAATCAAATATTACAGCGGTAGGAATTCTGAATGATCTTACGGTTGCTACTAGCGTGTCCGCTGATAACTTTATAGGTGACGGAAATACACTGAGCAATATCAATGCGTCTAACATTCTGTTTGGTGATCTTATAGGTTCATGGATAGACGGGAACACCTTAAGTAATCTGAATGCCTCGAATATTGCCTTTGGTAATGCAGCTGCCTTGAGCGTCACAGGTAACGTGAACGCCAGGTGTTTCATAGGTGGCGGAAATACTCTGAGTAACATCAACGCATCTAACATTGCCCTAGGCAATCTGGTCGGCACACGCATCTTTGGAAATACCTTGAGTAACCTGAACGCCTCGAATATAGTCAATTTTACAGCAAATTTATTCAGTAACCTTAACGCTTCTAATATCGCAATAGGTGCCCTTGCAGCCACGTACCTGCAGACTAATCAGAGTAACATAACGTCCGTAGGTACTTTGAATGACCTCACGGTGGCCACTAGCGTAACCGCTGATAATTTCATTGGTGACGGAAATACACTAAGCAATCTGAACGCATCTAATATTGCGTTTGGTAATGCTGCAGCCCTGAGTGTGACGGGCAACGTGAACGCTAGATGGTTTGTGGGGTCTGGTAATACACTCAGTAATCTGAATGCTGCAAATGTCACCATAGGTGCCCTTAGCGCCTTGCAGCTCCAAGCGGCCCAGACTAATATCACAACTGTTGGTACCCTGACATCCCTGGCCGTCACGAATGCCACGACATCTGGATGGTTTATCGGTGGAGGAAACACCCTGAGCAATATTCAGGGAGCAAATGTCATCGGTGCTATATATGTAACCCAGGTTGTCGGTGGTGGTAATGCGATAAGTAATCTGAATGCGTCTAATGTTGCAATAGGTGCCCTTTCTGCCACTTATCTTCAGAATAACCAGACCAATATTACGTCAGTAGGAACTCTGACTTCTTTGGATGTTACAGGTGCTACATCTTCTGGGTGGTTTATAGGATCCGGAAACACCCTGAGCAATCTCAACGCTGCAAATGTCACAATAGGTGCCCTTAGCGCCTCACAACTCCAAGCGGTCCAGACCAATATAACGTCTGTAGGTACCTTATCGACATTGACTGTAGCTGATGGCGTAACTGCTTCACAGTTTATAGGATCCGGTAACACATTAAGTAACTTAATTGCTTCAAATATTTCAGGTAACTTGTCTGTATCTAATTTGACTGTGACGAGTAACATCTTGGCACCTCCATCGGGGAACACATATGTGACGGGAAATTTAGTCATATCTGGAAATGTGTTTTCTTCATTGGGATCGCCCCTTGGAGCGGGCGGCGGTTACTATTTGAGTTTACCAAGTCTGTACGCAATTCCTGTGCCCTACACGGGTGGTGTTTACGGGACCACATATCCATTTACAGTAGGCCTTTCAAATGGCTTTTCAATTACAGGAACATCTACAGTAATTACAGTAACTCCGAATGGCAATTTCAAATTCAGTCAACAGGGGGTTTACAAATTAACAGCTGTACTGAACGGAACGGACAATATTACAGGTCTTGCACTTGGGTCGAATGTCGCGGACGTGCACGGCCAGGATCAAAATTATCTTTACAGACACGTTCCTTTCATTACACAAAATCCAACAGAACTTATCGAAATACCATTTAATGTGACTGATGAGACGAAGTATTACTATCTTGACCTTTTCATGGTGCCTGGATCAACACCTCAGCTGTATCCATCATCAAATACAGTCGGGGGTACATATCTCACAATAACGCCACTTCAAGGAGGAGGCTTGGCGTCCGGGGGACCTGGAGGGACCCCTGGAACGCAGTGGGTCTCTTCAGGTTCTAATATTTACTATTCAAATTCAGTTGGAATAGGAGCTATAAATCCGGGATACAACCTGGACATTTCAGGAAATGCCTACGCGTATTCATTCATTTCGAATGTAATTACGGGCCGGACAACTTCGTTCACGGCTTCGGTTGCAAATCATTACATCGGACTTACAAACGGACGGAGTGTCACGTTGCCAGCCGGATCGACGTGTCCGGTTGGAAAGACCCTAATTATCAAAGATGAAGCCAGCAATGCATCGGCAAACAATATAACCCTGACGACTTCAGGGGGCGATCTCATAGATGGCAACTCTACAGTGACGCTCGCACTCGATAACATATCAGTAACCACCCTTTGGACAGGAACTCGGTGGAGTTTAATCTAAGCACTTAATAGAATGGGTTACACGATAAATTCGGACGTAACTCTGAAACACACAGAACAGGTCGATTCGTTCGGGAGACTTCGTGTGAGCAACCCCACGACCCTGTTTGATTCTCAGAACAGGTATCAATTAAATTCGAAATTTTTTTCGAATATTATTGGCACCGGATGTACAGTTAATTACAACGTGGCACAATCTGCCGCCAACCTCTTTGTAACGAGCAACATCAACGATTTTGTTGCACGCGAATCCAAGAATGTATTTAATTATCAGCCTGGCAAGTCTCTTTTGACCATGTCAACATTCGTCATGAATTCTGCCAAGTCTGGGCTAGTTCAACGTGTGGGTTATTTTGGAACCGAAAATGGATACTTCATCCAGCTCGGGTCGAACACAAGTCCTACTTCTTTATATTCAAATGTGTATTTTGTAGAACGGTCCAACTCGCTCGGGACCGTCACCGAAACTCTTATTGATCAACCAAATTGGAACGGGGACCGTCTTGACGGCACCGGCCCTTCGGGGAAAACACTTGACATTACAAAATCACACATCTTCTTTTCTGATATCGAATGGCTTGGGGTCGGTTCGGTGCGTGTCGGTGTTGTTATAGACGGAATTTTTATCAATTGTCACACTTTCAATCATGCTAATATATTAAATTACGCTTATATAACAACAGCCTGTTTACCTTTGCGTTACGAGATTTTTAATAGAGCCGCAACGTCCGGTACATCAAACTTGGTACAGATTTGTTCAACTGTGCTATCAGAGGGAGGTTACGAGCCGAAGGAACAGTTGTACGTTCAGTCTAACGTGACGGCGACAGCGATGACTGCGACCATAAGACCACTATGTTCAATTCGTTTAGCACCTGGCCGTCTTGATTGTATAGCTGTCATTAAACAGGTTGCTATGGCCGTCGGCACAAATAATGACACAGCTCGGTGGAGTCTCGTTATGAACGGAACTTTGACTGGTTCCAATTGGCGCGCTCACGCGGATAGTACAAATGTTCAGATTGATGATTCGGCTACAGGAATTTCGGGTGGTCGAGTTCTTGAATCCGGATTTGCACAATCTGGTGGAGGAAGTACTATAATTTCTTCTACTTTCTTCGAGGCCCAACTTGGAAGAAATTCCTTTACTCAAACAAGTGATGTTATAACTTTTTGCGGAACGGCGTGTACGACGACCCCTAACATATACTGGATCATGGCATGGGCCGAATTGAATTAGGTCTAAGGCCAAGAATAAGAAATAATTACTATACCCTGATAACCATTACCACCTGTTGTCGTAAATCCATATGACAATGTAGCTCCACCGCCACCTCCACCGTAATACGTTGCTGGATTTCCATTTCCATTTCCTGCAGTCATATTATTATTACCATTTCCTCCACCGCCAGTTCCTCCGGTACCAGGTGTGCTTGTGGCAAACAGTGGTGATCCAGTTACACCGCCACCGCCACCGCCACAATAGGTCTGGGTACTTCCTGAAATAGAATATGAAACGCCATTTCCTCCATTTCCTCCAACGGTATTTGCTGCATTTGCACCAACGGCGCTCGCGCCTCCTCCACCTCCAGCAGATCCCGCTTCATAACCAGTACCACCGGTATTACCCTGACCCGCCGTCCCAGACCCGCCAGGCCCGGCACCGCCAAACTGAGATCCACCTCCCCCACTTCCTCCAGATGCACCGTTTCGTATTGTCGTAGTTCCATTACATCCGCCACCACCACCGCCGCCAATAGCTGTGGTTAACCCTGTGACTGAAGAATTTCCTCCATTTCCTCCAATTGTTCCCGTACCACCACTAGTACCGGATGTGGTTCCAATTCCGCCCGAACCAACTGTGACCGTGTAACTTCCTACAGCTAAAGATTGTGCCGCGTAATACACATATCCTCCAGCTCCTCCTCCGCCCCCGCGATCACTACCGCCCGCCCCGCCGCCGGCAACTATAAGAATTTTACACGTGATTGGTTTATAAACATTAAATGTAGTTGTCCCAACAGTAGTAAATGTATGTATCTTGTTACCACCTGAACTGGTAAGGGTTCCGCCGTCTGCATACAACAATCCTTCAGCTAATCCACGATCTACATCTGATAAAGCACTATTGAATAGGTAGACGTAATAAAGTTCTCCATTTAACGGATACGCCAAAGTACTGTCGGCGTTTATTCGCATTCCGATCGCATTCCTAAAAACGTCACTATTTTTATCAACGTTAGATCGAGTTCCAACAGATGTGTTATTAACATACATTGTTCTGCCCTGTCCGGCTACATTAGAGTATTTGGCCGTGAGTATATTATTTGCAGCGTAATATCCTGACACGTTCAAATCATTACCCCACCAGTAGTCGGCATATAACGTACCGCTCTGTAATTCCAGACCACACACACCATTCACAGTAAATATGGTTCCACTAAAGATAATATCATTGTAAGATCCATTAATTGTATTATGTTTAAGTATCATCGTATAACTCTGATTACCTGGAGGAACTGTACCGTCTGGTAAATTGTAGTATTTGGCCGGCTTGAAATCGATGTATTTGTTATTTATATTAATGATTGGCTGAGCACTCACATTTGATTGGGTCGCATGATTTCCTCTACCAGATTGATCATACCAAATAGTCACGTTACCACTTAGTCCACCTAACCATGCCGTTGCCGTCTGCCCAAAACCAATTGCATCTGTAGTTAAATTTCCATTTTTATCTGCATAAAAGTCTTGTGATACCGGAGTGCCTGAAACGTTTTTAGTAAGCTGAACAACCTTCGCAACCCCGCCATTCACTGCGGCTAATGAATAAATACCAACCGCCGATCCGCTCCCGGCCGCCGAAAGTGTCGAAAGTAAACCAGTCGTTGCAAAACTTAATGTTTGCCCACCTATTTGTCTGTACATCGTAAGTGGAACAATCGGTGTCAGGCCTTTTTGTGTCGTGTACAAGGACGCTATTGTTGCTACCGTCGTCGCATCCTTCACGTCATTGAACCAGAAAAGACTTGCCATATCCGTGCTCATATACTGCAACCCACCCTGATTATTGTATCCCATATAACAAGGATTTGACCCGTTCTTGCTTCCTGTTGACATACCCGTGAAGTTAGTACCTGAACCGGTTCCGTTATACAAGGTCAATGAACCTGAAGAACTCACACGGGTCGCCGTCATGAATGAGTAATTTCCAATTCCATTTGTGTTAATAGAATTCATGGTATCTGATGGACCGAACGCCATTCCGAACTTTCCCGAACCTGGTAAAACGAGACCCCAGTCATTCGTAGCTCCACCAAGTTCATTAGGAATTATACCGTCCTGAAAATACCAAAAGGCCGCTGGATTGTTTTTCAGATACGCAGTCTGAACAAATCCGGCGCATAATGTAACATCTGTTATGGTTCCGTTATCAGGAAAAGCCATATAAAGTCCTGATCTGAACTGAACTCCGGTAGTCGCCGAGAACCCTGGCTGAAGTCCTGTTGTTGCCTGTGTAAGATTTAACCCATTTCCAGATTGGTCATACCACGTCACGACGTTTGCAGTTCCTGCGCCAAGCCAACTTGTAAGAGATGTCCCTCCGGGTGATGTTACTAAATTATTATTTGCATCTGTGACGAAATCCGATGTCGCATTGTCAGTCGAACGCCTGAGGTTAATTATACTTCCGGAGTAATTTGTCGGATTAACATTTACAATTGCATATATCCTATTTTTATTAGGTATGCTTGATATATTTGTTACTGTTGGACTAATCCTGTAGCTTTGCATCTCTACATTAATGTTCAGAGTTTTGTTATTGTAACATAACCATCACCTGTATTAGTAACGGCTGATGAAGTGAAACTTACAATTGCGTATGATCCGCCGCCGCCTCCAGCCTGGGTAGCACCGCAGTTACATTGTAAAGAAATCTGATAAAGCTCACCGCAGCCACCACCTGAATAACCCCCACCGCCGCCTCCACAATAAAGGGAAAGTCCCCCACCCCCTCCAAATCCGCCGCTGCCGCCACCGCCGCTGCCGCCTGTACCACCATTTATAAATGATGTACCGTTATATTGATTGGTTGGATTATTAGCGCCATTACCAGTTATACCGGCTCCGGAACCACCGTGATTATCACATACAGTAGAAACATTTGTGTATCCTCCCCCACCCCCTGTACCTCCAAGACCATATCCTCCAGATGAATTATTTCCTGAAGTTGTTAGTGACGCGTCAACACCCGCATAACCTGTAGATCCACCACCACCACCTGCTACAATTATAGGGCTATTAGATGAAGTAGTTACGAAAGTCCCTCCTCCTCCGGCGCCTCTAGCTTGACATCCACCTGCCGGAGCTGTACCACCTACCTGGCCTACTAAAATTTTAATTACAGACGACTTCGTAAGCGGTACCGTCACTGTGATAACCGCACCTTTTCCAGCGGCAGCTGTTCCAGCACCTCCTGCGGCACCTGCTGCTACTATAGTATAGTTTCCAGTGGAAGGAACCGTCCAATACTGAATACCCCCTGAAAGTGTCATAACATCTCCGGTACCATACCCAGGTGTATTTGTACCGTATGTTATTGAGGATGGTCCAGACGCGCCTGTAGCGCCCATGGGTGTAAAAGTAAATGTAGTAAACGAATAGAGATATTGTTTATAAAATTGCATAGGAACAAATACACCTACATATCCAGTTTCTAAGATATTTCTATCTTGTGTTGAAAGTGCTGTACTAAATATGTAAAGGTCTTTCATAGTTCCGTTATAGGGTACCAACCCACGAACATCAGGGGCAATAAAATTAATAGCACCTATATATTGATTACCTGCAATTCCGTTACGGGAAGAAACTGCCGAGGTACCTATCTGACTACCATTAAGATACAAAGTGTGTGAGGAACCATTGTATACACCGGATACTGTAGCATTTGGAGTATATGTCGGCCCTGTGACATCACCTGTGCCATAGAAAAATTCTTCATATCTATTTGGAGAAAAATCTACTCGGAGGTCGAGACCAACACATCCAGACGAACCAGTTGTACCAAATCCCCACATACCAATTTGTACACTTGTTCCATGGGTGCCAAGTTTCGTAATCGTCGTGAACACGCCGTTACCTATTGGCATAACCTGATTAGCAACAGTGAAATACTTCGAGCCTGAAAAATCAATCAAATTAGGTGTACCGAGTGTTATTGATGGCTGGGTTCCAGCGGTAGCCTGAACCGCATGGTTGCCAAGACCTGACTGATCGTACCACGTTGTAATATAGCCCGTAGCCCCAGCAAGCCATGCGGAGATGGTCTGTCCTCCCGAAGTTGTTAAAGAACCACTAGTACTTCCATAAAAATCCGAAGTGGCGGATGTACTACCGTTTCTCACGTTTATGACCAATGGATTAGTTCCATTAATTGCGTACAAGCTATATATACCTTTTGCACTTGATGCCGCTCCACTAGAAATTGATTGAAATAAAGTATTAGGAGAAATTGTTTGCGAAAAAAATATAGGACCATTCGAAGTTACAGCAGGTTGATTTTCTACTATAGTGCGATCCGCGTCTGAAAGTGCTGCATTAAATATGGCAACATAATACAACTCTCCATTCAAATAAACGGAACGAGGATCTTTTGCTATAAGATTATTTATCGTTGTACTATTTCTAGTTGTTTGCGCATCAGACCCAGATTGAGATCCATTTTTGTACATGGTACGACCGACGGTATTATCATATTTAGCTGTAACTATAGTACCTGTGACTGCAGCACCACCGAATAGATCGTTTGCCCACCAAAAATTGAGATAGTTGCCTGAGTTAATTTCAATAGCATTCACAAAATTTTGTGTTCCTTGTGTTCCACTGTGTATTAAAGCGGATTGAGATGATGACCCAAATGTGTTGTGTTTCAGTACAATAGTATAATTTGAATTTCCGGACGGAACTGTTCCATTAGGTAAATCAAAAAATGCAGATGTCTTGAAATCGATCTGATTATTTGCATAATCTATTTTAGGCTGACTAGCCTGTAAAACTTGAGTTGCATGATTTCCAGCAGTAGATTGGTCGTACCAAGTGGTGATGTAACCCGTCGCACCTGATAACCAAGATGAAATTGTTGTACCACTAATTGTTGTTAAATTTCCAGCAGTATCAGCATAAAAGTCTGAAGTTGCATTTGTACTTCCATTTCGTACGTTAATTACAAGGGCCGGTGATGTGAAAAGAGCTTTTAGGCCATAAATACCTTTTGCAGCGGTCTTAGCACTAGCAGAAAGTTGTGAATAACTTCCTTTGTTATAATTTACTGCCAGCATATTCACACTGGTCGACATCTATTTTTAATATAGAATAAAAGTAGACGACTTCCATGCATTGGGGACCCAGTCTCTGGGCCTTTATACATACTGTTTCTCTTTTGCCATACATAGATCACAAAACAATTTTTAGAAATATTGAACATGTTATTCCGTGTGGCCTATGTAAGTCGACCTATGTAAAATACCTGACAAAATTAGATGATACCGTAGATTTTTTCACGTGGAGTGTAGACCTTCATAACGAAGTAAATTCAAAATTGAATAAACCTTTATTCACGTACGATGAAGCTCGAGCTAAATGGACTGGTCCATAACTGCAACTTGCATATATTGCCGACCTAAATTAAAAATTTCAGTAGATCCCGTCACATATGGAGGAGGGTCAGGTCCAAATGGTGCCTGGGCCGGCGTGAAACTTCCCGTAGGCGTCACACCTCCTTGAAATATTCTTATGTCTTTGAATTGTGCCTGTGTAGGGATCCAGTCAAGTACACTTGCAGAAGTTCCTATAAATATAGTACTAGTTGGGGTGAACCGAGGAGTTGTCTCTAATACGTATTCTCCTTGCAAAATTCCGTTTACGACGAGATGCATGACAGAATACTGTAGTGAAATTGCAACATAAGTCCATGTATTCACAGGGGCGTACGCAACAGAGTAAACGCTATGCTGAATATTATCAGGTGTATAAACATAAAACTGAAAAAATTGAGTACCGGCTTCAACCCGGACAGACCAGTCGTCCCCAGTACCTGGATTATTGGCATCCGTGACATATACAAGATGTTGACTTCCCGCCGATGACGCCAAGTTCACCCACATTTCACAGAAAAAATTAGTTTCATCCAAATTAATTTGCAAATTCGTACTGACACATCCAGGTAATATGAGAATTTGATCAATTATGGAAGCAGAATTCTGTAAAAGTTCAGTAATTTCTCTGTTCACATATGAAGTCCCTGAATTTGTAAAACTCATTCTAATATACGAAAGTTTTTTTTACTCGTCGACTATTAGAATGGGATACTCCAATATCCAAGGAGATGTTAATGTCTTCTCCAGTACAAGTACAGACACGTTAATAGTGAGAAATGGAGCGACCATTGGATCTCTGTTCGTTTCAGGCCCTTCGACTGTTGGTACATTAACTGCCGCAAACTTAACAGTCACAGGTAATTTTTCAGTCACCGCCACAAATACACAAGTGACTAATGCTTTGTCAATTAATAACGCGGGGACGGCCACGGCTCTAAAAGTTGTTCAATACGAAGGTGGAGGACCTGGACATACACATAACGTTGCCGAATTCTGGGACTATCAAACTTTGGCGATGGTGATTGATCCTGAAGGAAATGTAGCTGTACACGCGGCATCATCTCCAAACTACGGGTTTACCGTAGGTGACTCGGCCTATATTGTAAATTTACAATCTGACCTTATATCCGGAAACGGATCAGGACTTTCAAATTTACAGACAACTAGCCTCATTGGCGCACTTGGCGCGACCCAACTTCAAACAAATCAGACTAACGTGACATCCGTTGGCACTTTAACACACCTCGAAGTTTCTGGTAATGTTTCCGCTGATTTCTTCATTGGCGACGGAAATACTATAAGTAATATAAATGCTTCCAATATTGTCAATTTTACAGGTAATATATTCAGTAACCTGAATGCTTCAAATATAGCATTCGGTAACCTTCTGGGATCAAGGGTATTCGGAAACACTCTGAGCAACCTCAATGCTGCAAATGTCACCATAGGTGCCCTTGGTGCCTTGCAACTCCAAACTACCCAGTCTAACATCACGTCCGTAGGTACCCTGACCTCTCTTGCCGTTACGGGTGCCACA